AGCGTATGGCGTTGTCTACGTCAATGGATGGAGACTTCGACACTGGGAACGTTCGCTACAAAGCACGTGAGCGTTATTCTTTTGGTTGGTCTGACCCATTGGGTGTCTTCGGTTCACCCGGTTCAGCTTAATAATTGGGTCTTAAGACTTAATTTTAGAGGCCCTTCGGGGCCTCTTTTCATTTCTAAACCTTTGTGGTATATTACCTGTAACTAAACGACTGGAGCTAATATGGACACCACAAGCCTGCCCACAACCCGAGAAGAAGCCAAGAAAACCGGCAGTAAGTATTATTTCACTGGACAGCCTTGCAAGCACGGGCATATAGCTGCACGCAAAACCAAAGGGGCTTGCATCGAATGCCTGAAGGTTGAGTGGGCTAAGGGCAACGAAACGCGTGCTGATTACTTCCGTGAGTACAACAAACGCGAAGATGTTAAAGACCGTAAGAACGAGTGGTATCAGGAAAATCGTGAACAAGTTATTGCGGCTTCCCACACAACTCCGTTGCATAAGAAAGCGCAGTACAAAAGGGATTGGAAAGAGCGCAATGTTGTTTGGACTCGCGCAGATACAAAAGCACGCCGCCGCAAACACCGTGAGGCTACCCCGCCGTGGTTAACGCGAAAACAAAAGTCGGAGATACGCCAGCTTTATCAGATTGCTATTACCATGACCCAGACTACTGGCGAGCAGTATGTTGTTGACCATATCGTGCCTTTGCGCTCACATGAGGTCTGCGGTTTGCATGTGCCATGGAACTTACGCGTAATCACCCAAGAAGAAAATTTAAAGAAGTCCAACAAACTTGTTGCACCTGAGTAAACACCGTGATATAAACACAGTAATCCGGGCTTTCCGGTGCATCAAACAGTCCCGGCTGACGACATACAGATTGATGCACTTAACTTGTATGTAAGGAAACATCATGGGATTCGCAACACACCTTGGCCCTTGGCTGCTCGGCACTGTTAAAAACACAACCGGCACCACTGCTGGCACGATCCGCAATATGGGAGCTACCATCGTTACCCAAGCTGTTCAAGCCACTTATGCTGGTACCACAGCGACAACTGCGGCTGTTTTGCCCGCAGGCGCTTGCATTACTGCAGTTCAATTGATAATTGATGGTGTTGTGTTTAACGGAACAAGCCCTACCCTAACCATTAAAAATGGTTCCACAACTATCGGTACGATTACGCCTACTTCTGGTACAGGCGGTCAGTACGCAATGACTGTAACTACGACTGTGGCTGATGCAGCTTTGTTGACTAACGTTGGCGCAACCGATGCAATCATTACCTATACAGTTAGCGGTACAACAGTAACGACTGGCTCCGGTACATTGATTATTGCGTACATCGTACGTGGTTCTGACGGCGCTGCTAACCCCAGCCAAGCTTAATTGATCTTGGGGGCTTCGGCCCCCGTTTACAAGGAGATTGATTATGACGATGCAGACAGACGTTAAGTCGCTATTGGTTGCTGCGGGGAATACTCCCGGGGCGCTTTCTGTTAGCGGGCGTTCTCGCTTAAAAGCAATTACGATTGTTTATGGTGCTACGTTGGGTACAGTTGTTATTACCGACGGAACCGCTACAGGTAACACCCTGTTTTCGTTTCCGGCCCCCGGCGTAGCAGGCACTATTCACGTTTTGATGCCCGGCGAAGGTATTTTGGCTCAGACCGGTTTGTATGTTTTAACGGGTACAAACGCAACGGCGGTTGTTTATTATGGCTAAGTCTCCAGCATGGCAACGCAAAGAGGGGAAGTCCGAGAAGGGCGGCTTGAACGCCAAAGGACGGGCTTCTTACAATGCAGCCAATCCCGGCAAGCCGGGGCTGAAGCGTCCTCAACCCGAGGGCGGCTCACGGCGCGACTCTTTTTGCGCAAGGATGAGTGGCATGAAGAAGAAGTTGACAAGCGAGAAGACTGCCAACGATCCGAATTCACGGATCAATAAGTCTTTGAGAGCGTGGAACTGTAAGGATGGCGGCTATGTAACTGCGGCTGATGGCTGCGCTACAAAAGGCAAGACAAAAGGGCGGATGGTATGACTGACGATGCTATTCAAACAGCCAGAGAGCTAGCCACGCATGCGTCTGACATCAAGCATTTGCAAGACGACATGGACAAAATGTTGGAAAACATGAAAACCATGCAAGTAACACTGACGGCTATTGATAAAACATTGTCTGAAGCCAAAGGCGGTTGGAGGATGTTGATGCTGTTGGCAGGCGCAAGCGGTACGATTGGCGCAGGTTTAGTTCAACTTGCGCATTGGTACTCAGGGGGCAAGTGATGCCAAGCACAAGTAAGAAACAACACAATTTCATGGCTGCGGTGGCTAACAACCCATCGTTTGCTAAGAAAGTAGGAGTCCCACAGTCTGTGGGCAAGGATTTTACAACTGCGGACAAGGGCCGCAAATTTTCAAAAGGTGGTGATACTATGGCTTCTAAAATGAACCCCGGATTCATGGCAATGATGGCTAAGAAAAAAGGCGCTAGCAAAATGGCTGGTGGCGGTATGGCAATGGGCAAGGTTAAGACCGCAGCCCCTAGCCGTGACGGTATTGCTGAAAAAGGCAAAACCAAGGGCACGATGATTGCCATGAAACACGGCGGCAAGTGCTAAGACCATGATGGCCAGCCGTGGTATGGGGGACATCGCCCCCTCAAAAATGCCCAAGGGCGTCAAGAAAGCCCGGCGGGATGATACTGACTTTACCCAGTACAAAAAGGGTGGGAAAGTCATGGCAAAGTACATGTCGTTTGACGCTAAAGGCAACCCTGCCGGTATGAAGAAAGTCCAGAAGGCTTGTGGCGGCGGCTACATGAAGGGCAAAAAGTAATGGCTACCAAGGTCAATGCTGCCGGTAATTACACAAAACCCAGTCTTCGCAAGAAGATTGTGTCTAAAGTAAAGGCGGCTGCGACTCAGGGAACCAAAGCTGGTCAGTGGTCGGCTCGTAAAGCTCAGCTTGTTGCCAAGAAGTACAAGGCGGCAGGCGGGGGTTACCGAGATTGAAAGCGCCCCAAAAATCATTGAAGGATTGGGGCGACCAAAAATGGAGAACCAAAAGTGGTAAACGCTCTTCTGACACGGGTGAAAGATACCTTCCAAGCGCTGCGATTAAAAGTCTCAGCCCTGCTGAGTACGCTGCGACAACGCGTGCGAAACGTGCTGGCAAAAAAGCCGGAAAACAATTCGTAGCACAACCCAAAACGATTGCAAAGAAAACGGCAGGCTTTAGATGACCACTTCAGGAACCGCAGCGTTTAACCTTGACCTTAATGAGTTGGTTGAGGAAGCGTTTGAACGCGCCGGTTCGGAGTTGCGTACGGGCTACGACTTGCGTACAGCACGTCGTTCGTTGAATTTGATGTTTGCTGACTGGGCAAACCGTGGCGTGAACATGTGGACGTTTGAGCAGGGTACGATTAACCTGACTCCGGGTCTAAACAACTACGCATTACCCGTAGACACAGTGGATCTACTTGAGCATGTCATTCGCACGGGCGCGGGTAACGTGTCTACACAAGCTGATCTGACCATCACGCGTATCAGTGTTTCTACCTATGCCACGATCCCTAACAAACTGCAACAAGCCCGCCCGATTCAGGTGTGGTATCAGCGTTTGGATGGCCAGACTTCTTCTATTGGCACCACGTTGAATGGTGGGATTACCGCTACAGACACAACAATTACGTTGACTTCCACTGCGGGACTTCCGGCTACAGGTTTTCTGTTGATTGAGTCTGAAACTGTTCAGTACGGCTACATCTCTGGCAACGTGCTTTATAACTGCTTCCGTGGGCAGAACGGCACAACTGCCACAGCGCACTCAACCGCTGCCGCTGTTTACGTACAGAACCTACCCTCTGTAACCGTTTGGCCAACCCCAGACAACAGCACAACGTATCAGTTTGTTTACTGGCGCATGCGCCGTATTGATGATGCAGGCGGTGGTATACGCACGATGGATGTACCTTTCCGCTTCCTGCCCTGTATGGTGGCAGGTTTAGCCTATTACTTGGCTCTTAAGATTGAGAATGGCGCTGAGCGCCTGCCGGTCTTGAAGCAACAATACGACGAAGCTTGGCAGTTGGCGGCTGATGAAGATCGTGAGAAGGCTTCGGTTCGTTTTGTTCCGAGGCAAATGTTTATTGGTAGCGGTACGTAAATGGGCAATCGGTTTGCATCTGGTAAGAACAGTATCGCCATGTGCGATAGGTGCGGCCAACAGTTTAAATTAACGGCATTACGTAAAGAGATTCAGAAGACAAAGATTTACAATCTGCTTGTGTGCGGTGCATGTTGGGATCCAGATCAGCCGCAGTTGTTGTTAGGTATGTATCCGGTGGATGATCCGCAGGCAGTGCGTAACCCACGCAAGGACACAACGTACGTTACGGCAGGGGTTAGTGCTACTGGCAGTCTGACTGGCGGTTCACGAGATTTGCAGTGGGGCTGGAACCCAGTTGGTGGGGCCAGTAATTTTGATGCAGTTCTGACCCCCAACTACTTGGTGGCGACGACAAATGTTGGTACAGTTACGGTAACAGTTACATAGGAGCTTAATATGGCAAAAGAAAACATGAAATCAGACAAGAAGCAAGACGTTGCTTTGATTAAAAAAGCGTTCAAGCAGCACGACAAGCAAGAACACAAAGGCGGCAAAGGCACAGCTTTGAAGTTAAAAAAGGGTGGCCCTACAACCGACGATCGTATGCGTTTGGGACGTAACCTGTCTCGCGCTAAAAACCAAACTACAGGTTAACATCATGGCCAAAATTAACAATCTGCCTGCTTCTGCATACGCCAAGCCCCACACAATGAGTGGTAAGCCTGTAGGCATATCCGAGAACCCCGGTTCCGGCGCTAATCGCAGCAAGCTTGACAACTTTGATGTAAGCGTTGGTAATATCAGCAAGTCTGCTGGCAGCGAAGCCACTAAAACATCTGGTATCAAGATGCGCGGTACAGGCGCGGCTACTAAAGGTTTGATGTCTAGAGGCCCAATGGCATGAACTATACGCAACTCAGCAACGCGATTCAAGCGTACACGGAGAACACGGAAGCAGATTTCGTGGCTAATATCCCCGTGTTCGTTACGCAGGCTGAGCAGCGTATTTATAACTCGGTTCAGTTCCCGTCTATTCGCAAGAACGTGACGGGTGTGACCACATTGAATAACAAGTACTTGCAGTGCCCGTTGGATTTCTTGGCGGTGTACTCGATGGCGGTCATTGATGCTGCTGGCTCGTACGAGTATTTGCTTAACAAAGACGTTAACTTTATTCGTCAGGCGTACCCTGTACCAACAGACACAGGTATTCCTAGATACTACGCTTTGTTTGGCCCTGCTGTATCTGGCAGTACTATTTCAGACGAGTTGTCGTTTATCCTTGGCCCCACGCCAGACTCAACATACAGTGTGGAACTGCACTATTACTACTACCCTGAGTCAATTACAGTGGCCGCAGATGGCCAGACATGGCTGGGTGATAACTTTGACACGGTGCTGTTGTACGCATCTTTGGTTGAGGCTTACACCTACATGAAGGGTGAGCAGGACATGATGCAGTTGTACAACCAGAAGTTCATGGAAGCACTTGCATTGGCAAAACGTTTGGGCGATGGTATGGAGCGTCAAGACGCTTACCGTTCTGGTCAGTTCCGTCAGAAGGTAACTTGATATGTCGATTATCCAAACCCAGACCACGAGCTTTAAGGCGCAGTTGTACCAAGGTATTCATGACCTGACAACTGACGTTATCAAGATTGCCCTGTACACGGCTAACGCTAATCTGAACGAAGACACGACTGTGTATAGTTCAACAGACGAAGTGCAGCCTACAGGTACGTATTCGCTTGGCGGTGCGCAGTTGACACCAATTACAGTCAGCACTTCTGGGTACACAGCCTATGTGGGCTTCCCAAATATCTCTTGGACAGGCGCAATCACCGCAAGATGTGCGTTGATTTACAACGTTACCCAAGGTAACAAGTCGGTTGCTGTGTTGGACTTTGGGTCTGACAAGACATCTACCACTACGTTTACCATCACAATGCCGACTAACGGCCCAACCACTTCGTTAATTCGTTCTTCCAACTAGGAGTCAACATGTCCACAGATAAAATTTCAGCCTCAGATAAATGCGAAGCATCTACTGGCTACAACACAGCCCCCTCTGACACAGCGACCATTGAAGGCCGTTACGTTGCTGTTTGCTATGACAAAGATGGCAACGTAAAGTGGGAAGACGCGATTGAGAACTTGGTCACAACTGTGGGCAAGAACTTGACGCTGGACACCATTCTTGGTAACTCAGCCGCTGGCGCAGTGGTTATGGGTCTCAAAGGTACAGGTGCAGCCGATATTACCGATACACAGCCTTCGCACGCTGGTTGGTTGGAAGTCGGTTTGGCTAACGCCCCAACATACACTGGCAACCGCAAAACCCCAGTATTCAGTGCTGCGGCTTTTGTATCCGGAACAACTTGCACGAAGTCTACTTCTTCAGCTTCTTCGTTTGCTATTACCTCAACAGGTACAGTGGCTGGATGCTTTATTAACATTGGTGGTTCTGCAACGATTGACAACACCACAGGAACGCTGTTCTCTGCGGGTGACTTTAGTAGCTCTAAATCAGTTGTTTCGGGCGACACCATCGCGGTTTCATACTCTTGCTCATTAACGTAAAATGGCCTACGCATGGGGCGACGGTGCTTGGGGGGCGAATGGTTGGGGGGGTATAACAGCCTTTACCGACAGTGTTTCCGAGTCTGCTGCTACCTCAACATCTGAAGTACCTGCGGCTACTTTTGCCAAAAGCCTTGCCGAAACCACTGCAGCTTCTACCACTGAAAATGTAGCCGCTACATTTGCTGGATCGGTTGCAGAGACTGCAGCCACAAGCGACACAGACACAGCGGCTATAGGGTATACGGTTAGTGTAAATGAGACGTCGACCACGGTTACAGCAGAGGCGGTAGCAGCAACTTTTGCGCAATCGGTTAGTGAGTCAGCGGCTACGGCAACAAGCGAAACCGTATTGGCAACGCTTGCAGGAACTGTAAATGAATCAGCGGCTACCTCGACAGGACAGTTTGTTGGGTCGTTTTTTAATGCGGTGGTTGATGAAACTGCGGTAAGCTCTACGGCGGAGACTGCGGCAACGGATTACTTTGGCCTTGTTGTAAACGAGACGACGGCAACCTCGACGACTGAGACAGGCGCGGCAACATTTGCCAAGTTTTTGGATGAGTTAATTGGAGCGGCTACATCTGCGGAGACAGCAGCTACAAACTACACACCGCTAGTAACAGACACCATGGCTATTACTTCAAGCGAATCTGTCAGAAAGACTTGGGAAGTAATAGATGACACGCAAGACGCAAACTGGCAGAATATCGGTAACACGCAAACGGCAGGTTGGACGAACATCGCAACCACACCCTAGGAGCATTTAAATGGCAGCAGAAACAGGACAACTACAGCTAGTTACCCCCACGCAGGGTACACTTTCTGGTACATGGGGCGACACAGTAAATAACGGTATTACTGAATACGTCAATATTGCTATTGCAGGCACGCTATCTTTTGCAGGCGATGGCGCAATAACTCTGGCAAATACTGTTGGTAGCGCTTCTGCTACAAACATTGGTTCAACTACAGCGCAATACGCAGTTATTCGTATCACCGGCACACAAACGGTTACCAAGGTTATTACAGGCCCAAGCTACAGCAAACTGTACATGGTGGATCACGCAGGCGCTACTAGCGCGGTGACTTTCAAAGCAGCGGGTCAGACGGGCGTGTCAATTGCAGTTGGTGAGAAAGCGTTTGTGTATTACAACGGCACGGATTACGTCAAGGTGGCATCTAGCACAGCCGATGGCGTTACAACCATTGATTTTGGTACAACAGGTTTAACTCCTGCCATAGCTACATCCGGTGCGGTTACTGTTGCCGGTACGTTGGCTCCTGCGAATGGCGGTACAGGGGTATCCAACAACGCGGCAATGACTGTGACGGGTTCAGGCAACTTTGCATACACACGAACTCTGACAGGCGCAACAAACGTCACATTCCCTACAACGGGAACTCTGTCTACTTTGGCGGGGTCTGAAACCTTTACCAACAAAACTCTGACAAACCCAACAGTCACTAACTACGTTGAAACGCCTTACTCTGCCAACTCAAGCACAGCCATTACGCTTGCTCTTACAAACGGCACAGTTCAAATCATCACGTTGACCGGCACTTGCACAATCACAATGCCAACTGCGGTGAGTGGTAAATCGTTTATTATGTTCTTGAAGCAAGATGCTACTGGTGGTCGCACAGTCACATGGTCAACAGTTGCATGGCCCGGCGGTACAGCACCGACTATTACATCTACCGCAAGTAGACAAGACATTTTCTCGTTTTTCAGTGATGGCTCGAAATGGTACGGGGTCACGGTTTCGCAAAATTACACACCATAATGCAAACAGCGTTTCTTTACCGTTGGACTCAAGCATCTACAGGAATGTGGTATGTGGGTAGCCGTACGGCAAAGAATTGCCATCCTGATGATGGATACATCTGTTCGTCTAAATACGTTAAACCTTTAGTTGAAACTGCGCCAAATGATTGGAAACGTGAAGTTTTGCTGATTGCACCGCCCTTGTATGTGCGTGAGATTGAAGCCAAGTATCTTTTGTCTTTGAACGCCCGTGACGATACGCTGTCGTTTAATCGACATAACGGGGACATGAAGTTTCACACTGTTGGGCATAAGTTGTCAGAAGAACACAAACGCAAAATTTCCCCCAAAGGGCGAGTTCACTCTGAACAAGTTAAAGCCAAATTACGTGCAAAAAAGCTCGGCGACAAAAACCCATTCTTTGGTAAAACGCATACGCCTGAATATTTGCAACAGATTAGCCAACGTATGCTAACTAACAACCCATCCAAACGAGATGATGTCAAACAGAAGCTGGCGCAGATGTTCAAAGGCAGACCAATGCCACAGACCAGAACGCCTGAAGCATTGGCAAAAAAATCTGTAAGTGGAAAACGTGCATGGGCTGATGGTCTGTACGACAATCGCAAGCAAGCCAACTGGATTCCAACTGACGAACAAAGGGCAAAGATGCGTGAAGCACGAGCAAAACAAACACCCCCATCATTGGGTAAAACACATTCACTTGAAACTAAAACAAAGATGGCAGAAGCTAGGCGTTTGTATTGGGCTAAACGCAAGGAGAATGTTTAATGTTTGCAGCATCTAAAACAGCTTCAGTCTCTGGCGGCTATCAAATCTCACGCAGTTTGCGCTTTAATGAGCCTGACACAACATATTTAAACAGAACTCCTGCAAGCACAGGAAGCCGTAGAACTTACACTTTCAGCACATGGATAAAGCGTTCAAAAACTGGTACTGATAGTGACACTATTGTCGCCTCAATGCCATCAGGCGGTCAGTTTAGGATTTTCTTTCAAACTTCTAGTCCAACAGATACGTTGCGACTTTTTTCATTTGATGGTACTTTTCAATTTCAGTTAGTTACAACTCAAGTTTTCCGTGACTTTAGTGCATGGGGTCACTTGGTTGTTTCAGTAGATACAACACAAGCAACAGCCGCAAACAGGGTGAGAGTTTATTGGAATGGGGTTGAAATTACCGCATTTTCTACTACAACATACCCATCACAAAATGCTGATTTACAGTTTAACCAATCTGGTCAACAACATTCAATTGGAAATACTTATAGTGGTTCTGCATCAGGAATGTATAACGGCTACATCACAGAATTCTATTTTGTTGATGGCTCTCAGTTAACCCCATCATCTTTTGGTGAAACCAACGCACAAACAGGCGTATGGCAACCTAAAGCGTACTCAGGCTCATACGGCACTAACGGCTTCTATCTGAACTTCTCAGACAACAGCAACACAACTGCGGCTACATTGGGCAAGGACTACTCAGGTAACGGCAACAACTGGACACCTAATAACTTCAGCG